GTCCCTTGTAGTAGACGAGTTATCTACTAAGGTTTATCAGTTTCAGCATGCAGTTTACTGCATCTCAGCATTCAAGTACCAACACGACAGGAGTCGTGTGCCCGACGAATTAAGGCTTATCATCGTCCCGGGGGAGATTATACCATCGAAGGTAGAATCATCCCAAGTTCCGGATCAACGTATGAGAGTTTCTCTGACGTCCGCAGCACACTATCCTGACCATAGTACAACTGAATGCAACCCCTTTACAGGGAAGCTTACTTTGTGACCAACCAGAGTAGACTTCTCTAGTCTACAAGGGTCAGAACCATCATGGTGTCCGTGTTCAAGAAAGTGTAGAGCCCCACTAAAGAGGACTGCAAAATCTTAACATATCACCAAACAGGTTCACCGTCTGTTGAACGTTGTGTATCAACCCGATGTTTATAGTGCATCACACTCTCGCCTTTTATGTACGTCGAATCATCACGTAATCCGAGAGCAAAGCAGTGCCCGTTCCGCTTGAAACTCCTGAAGAGGAGGCGGAGCCGACACTGGTCGCAGGTTCAGAAACACGCAACGTAGGACGCACAACGGTTTCCTTGGCTTCCTTAGCCTCAGGTACCAGACGTGCCCGCTCGAGTGAGCGACGCTCAAGAATGAGCTTCTCCTCAGCTGCAGTGAGGTTCAACGACCCTCCATAGATATTTTCCGTGGGGCGGTAGAACGAAACACTGTAATGAAGACGAAGTCGACCATACACAGTCCCAGCTGTTGCTGGAGTTCCCAGGTAGCCGTAAAGCATACCAGAGATTGCGTAGGCCGAATTGGCACCCACGAGCTTCTGATCTGTGTAGATCGGACGCTCGCTGGAAGGGATCACCATACGCACCTTTTGATCAGTGCGAAACGGGATCACCAGAGAAGGTGTCATTTGTTGAACCGACTCGTACGTATTTGTTTGACTCACAAAGAAGTCCGGAACGTACCCGAGTGCAAAGGTGCCCGCCTGCATGGCGGAGGCATCTGGTTCATACTCAATCCAGAGCTTGTCGATGGTGTACTGGTCAAAAAGACTGGCCATCACCGCAAGACGTCCCTTAAATCCGATACTGCCAGAATCCTGTAACTGCGAAATTGCAATAGGGATATAGTTAGCAGCAAAACCGGAGACAAGGGCCGAGGCAGTGCCGAAGCACCCTGCCTCAGACGTCCCACTTGAAACGATCTGACATAGCGGCTGACTGCCACTGAAAACAGAGCGAACACCAAGTGGATTCGAAGCCGAAGCTCGAACCGTCTTGTTCCTCATCGAGGTCCCTTGCTCGACCATCCCGGTCGTAGCATAGGGGGTTCTCTGCGTTTTCTTCTTAGTGCGCGGAGACGCGGTCTTACGAGATCGCGAAGAACGTTTTGGAAGCTTTGAGCCCTTTCCTTGGCTTTGTTTGTCCGACATGGGATCCCCGGGACAATCAGCCCATCAAGACCCGATTTCCAGTTGTGCTCTTAAGTAGCAATACTAATGCTGGTCTTCGGAATCTTTCGCTGATAGAGGTAGGTTCCTCTCGGCGACTGTACATCACAATCGACTGCACCTTTGCAGTCTGTCGACACTACGGCGACATCATCTTCGTGTCAGAAGACGCAAGTAGGGAGGCCTCACGGCACCTACAGTACCTTACGGTACACCCCTCGCGGGTTGCTGACTTCTTCAAGAACGACAAGTGGGTCGACCCTCACGGGCACTCCAAGGCATCACTGCCATCTCCTCGCGGAGCCGTCAATCTTGAACAAACGAATACCTATGTCACCTTGGTACGGAATTATTGAGAATCGCTTTTAGCGACTCACCGTTTTGGGTTAGATCTCACAAGAGCAAGACCTGTCGAATGTGACCCCATCCACCCGCACTCCTGGACTGAATCTAGGTACTACCTTATTTCACATCCAATGTGGGCGCTCTGATTAGCAAACCTTCACCGAACTTAAACACCATCGTGTTGTTAAACGGTTCAAGGGGCTGGTTAGGCCATCTTACTGTCGTCATCAGAGATATTTCTCGTATAAGTACGTGGTAAGTTTTACGTCTTTCAAGGACGCAGGGATCCTGAGCACTTGAGCTCAAGAGTTCGAACAATAGTTACACAACGTTGTTCCCGCTCGTTTCTCAACGGCACGCCACATACCCACCACCGTAGACATCTTCTTGGTTGTCAATCCACTCGCAAGTGGAGACAGCGTCGGCCGAAGCTGACACACCAACGGATGCCCGTACGGGTTTGTAGGAGCTGTAGCGATAAGGAAGCTCATCAAGAAGATTTCCTGCTAAGGGAGTCTGTCTTTGAATCTTTCGCAAAGTGGACCCATTGAGGTGCGACTTCCAAGTCGTTCTACCCTCATTGTCCATGATCTTCCACCCAGTGGGACCAGTCGGAGCGATCTCCTGCTGATAGTCCCGAGTGCGCGCGTAGATACGCTGCAAGAAGAGCTTTCGCTCAATTCCACTCAAACCGGGTAACCATGTCTGTTCCGTCACATCTTCACCAGTTCTGTCATCGATGAGTCCAGGTAGGACTTCATATTGAGACATGTCTGGCCTAAGATCTGTATCCAAAACGCGATACGACGGCATCCATTGCCCAGCTTCATCCGCTTCCCGAACAAAATGATTCGTTCGAAGGACGCTCTGAGAGGCTAGGTAGGCAGCATAACGGCGCTGCCAGAGTGAGACATGATACTTGACACCGGAGGAATCCAGGCCAAGTACGCCACGAGTAATAGGGAGAAAGAGTGCAGTCTTACGACAGGTCACCTTCTCAACCTTCTCATGGTTGTATGCCATAAACCGTGAAAGTGTTCGTTCCGGGTTCTGAGAACCACGAAGACACAGTTGTAGTGAAACAACCACGGGAGGTGCTTCAAGAGCATCCTCATTCTTGCATACTTTGCTACGGCCCATAAGGAGGCCGCTAGCAAAATAGGGAAGATGACATCGTCCTGTCAGCTCATATTTCGAGTCAAAGAGTTCTGAATTGATTATCATGAACCTTTTATGACAGTAGTTCTTCCCAACGGACTTAAAAAACCCGTAATCCTCCAGGCGCGAAGACCACAACGCGTATCGTTCCAACGAACACGCGAAGCTGATATCGTCACCATTGACCAATATCGGTAAGTCTTCAAAGGCATACTCATCAAATAGAGTAATCCAACAGCAGATGCAGTTGGCTAGGCATAGAATTGGAAAGCTCAAAGGTGAGCCCATCAATTGGCCTGAAGCCTGGATGATATCTTCAAGACCGGAAGCTTTTGGATAGCTTATCCGGTGTTCATACAGAACACGACGTGCAAGGAGAGTCAGCTCGACGGCTTCGTCTGAGTACTCAAGATCCTTTGCAAGGCGAATCAAAATTCGCTCAAAAATCGTCTTAGTGACAGCAATCTTTAGATTGTCGGTTGCGGCTGAATAGTCGCCAGAGATGAATGACTCACCAGGTTTCCTTCTTTTGAAAACCTGGTCCTGAATCAAAGATTCATCAACCGTCTGTCCAAACTTGAAGACACTTGCCCTACGCAAGTTGCCGTGCATCCACTTTTGGATACCGTGTACGGCTGAGTAGGCTTGCGCCCGCCCTTTCGTCACTGGCCGAACCTTTAGAGGCTCTAGGACAGTAGCGACCTTCGCTGTCATTTGACCCTGCGGCTCGATAGCCGGGATCGACAGGAACACAGGACCAGGGACTTCAATATCCCTCACTGACCAAGTCACATGTGGCGCTTCCCCTTCCGGGAACCCAACACTGGCTATCTCAGTTGTCCTCACTTCAATCGAAGGTTGACCATGCTCATGCACGAATGCAGAATGCAGCATGTCAATACGGGAAGGCATAACCCACCCGCGACGTTCCTCGATGACACCAGGTCGAACTTCGACCATACCGACAAGATCGTCGGGAGCCTTACCAAAAGACTCCATGTCACCATACTGTTCAATCAGGGCACGCTGTTGTCCGCCCCCACATCTGCCAACCTCAAAGGAGGCAGAGTGACTGGGTTCACATTGACGATCTTTGAAACTCGTCCAATGTGCCAGGATTTGATCAGTTTTGTCCTCGATCTTCCTTTGCAAGTCATTTGTAATCGGCTTACAAGGGGTCATGAGAGCCTTACGATGCTTTTCCAAAGCCATCTGAATAAAGCTTTCAGGCACGACGTCACAAGAACGTTTCGTTTGCAGGAGCGAATAAAAGAACTTCGCATTCCGAGCAGTAACCGAAACAAGACGATCGCGCAGATATCGACGGACACTTCCGACGAAAAGCCAATGATCCTCTTTCTCACCTTTCGCAAGGTAGTCAGCAGGAGGCTTCTCATCGTGGAGGAACTTCGCAAACCAGTACGACGTCACGTACTTCAATCTCTTGATTGCAAGCACGTGATCCATCCCCACCAGGGGTCGTACGAAACTCAGGATTGAATCGACAGAATTCTTCTCAAGAAAAGTCGAATCATTGTCTAGAAAGACCTCCAACAGGCCCATCAGGACATTCAATCCAGAGTACGCAGACCTGTCAACATAACTCAGATTCAGACCTCGTGATAGAGCGTAAGAATCTTGTTGACCTCTGCAAATCTTCCCAAGCACTCCCTTCGAGTGCTCGGTGAGCTTCATTCCGCAAGTCTTAATCACATATGCTAGTGTAGCATAGAATGATTGACTTCGGGTTTTCTTGCTTCCAAGCAAGTCTAACCCGTGAAGTGAACCGGCCGTCTCCGTGACGGATAGGGAACGAATCAACAGACCAACTGCCCCAAGTAGATGAGGTTTCATCCATTCTTTTCGCGAAGAATGGATGTCATCTTGTCCACCGAGGGCTCCCAGCATGACATCGTTCATT